AATGCTGGGGGCTGAGAAATAAAACCGTAGACTGCGCTCGGAGAAGAATTCGGGGCCGGCCACTGGACGGGGGTTCGATTCCCCCCATCTCCACAGATCTCCACCTGTCGTTGATCTAGCGCCGATTTACTGAGCGCGTGGGTACGCGGTGGGTACACAGAAAGAGGCAGGGTGTCACGATGGGCACCCTGCCTCTTTCTGTCACATGTTTTGCAGATCACATCCATTCCGGCTTGCATAATACGTCGCGCGCGATGTATTGTTGAGCCATCGGGAGGGAACACCCCCCGAACCTCAAAGAAGGAGAGAACAATGAACACCACCGTCACCTACATCACCGACACCAACACCGACCGCTTCGCCCGACATCTCATCCTCGATGGTGAGCGCGAGCCCGCCGAGTACTGGTTCGAGACCGCGCTTCCTGACGATGAGATCGAGGAGCTGCGCGAGGCCCTCATTGAAGCCGCCGTCCGCATGACTGGCGAGGACCGCGAGCTGCTCGCCTCCAACGGCTTCAAGATCACCGAAGTTCCGCTGGCCTACACCGCGGCTGACGATGCCCGCATTTTTGGCGACTACAACGCCGCCGACTTCTCCCGCGACGGCATCTACAACGCGATCTCTGCCGAGTGCGAGTCGCAGGGCCTCACGGAGGGGTACGCGACCACCTGGGCAACACTGACCGTCCTCGAGGATCTCGGCGGCGACGTCGCGAAGTTCCTTGACTGACCCACCCATTGAGGCCCCGGGGCACACGCTCCGAGGCCTCCCCCTACGACAGGAGACCACATGCCCCGCAACCCACTTACACCAGTCGGCCTGCGCTGCCGACGCGAAGCCCTCGGCATGAGCCGAGCCGACCTTGCCAAGATCCTCAAGGTCAACGAGGGCGTAATCCGATCCTGGGAGATCGGCAAGAGCGAGCCGCACGACCCGCTCAGCGTCCACATGATCCTCGGGAGCCTCGAGGACGAGGCGCTCGAGTGCCTCGACGAGCTGCTCGCGCCCATCGAGGACCAGGATGAGACTGTCCGCAGCATCCCTACTGCTCTCATCGCCTACTCTACGCAGGCAGATTACGAGCAGCACACGCGATGGGCACAGCGCCTACCCCTCTCCGCCTATCGCGCCTGCGTCGGACGCGCCTTCCAGCTGCTCAGTGACGACGGCATCCCCGTCGAAATCGTCTCCCCGTACGACTGATCGGACCACCCATGCCTACTGAATACCTCGGCACTGCTGCCGTCGCAGAGCGCGCCGGCCTCGCCGTTGCCACTATTCGCTCCTACATCCTCAAAGATCTCATGCCGGAGGCGGATGTCATCATCACAACCCCATCCGGACCGCTGCGCGGATGGTCGCCGGAGACAATCGACGCTTGGCTGGCGTCGCGCCCCGGTCAGGGCGCGCGAACCGACCTCACCAAGTAGCGCACATCACATTCAATCCCACTTGCACTATACGTCGCGCACGGTGTATAGTTAAGTCATCGGGAGGGAAAGCCCCCCGACCCTCAAAGAAGGAGAGAACAATGGAAACCATCGAAACCGCCGAGCAGCTCGCCGAGATCATCGAAACCACCGGCTGCGACCAGCGCTACTCCACCATGAGCGATGTCTGCGACATGATCACCGACGTGCTCGGCGATTTTGCCGACGAGCACGACGTCGCAGCAATCGCCGGCGAAACCTTCGCCTGGTACCGCGCCTACGACCCCGAAGCCAACGTCGAATGGCTGAACGGCCAGGGCTACTACCAAGTCGTGACCGACGATGACTTCTGGACCGTCTGCGCCAACCACGCGCTCTGACAGAAAGAAGAAGGCCCCGACCCCACAAGGGGCCGGGGCCTTCCCCCACATTAGGAGACACGCCATGCGCCAAGACGTCGATGGTGTCATGACCAAGACTGAAGCCCGTGAACGCGGGTACCTGCCCACCGCTGAGGTGCCAGCCCTCCTCGGCGTTACGCGCGAGGTGCGCCAGCTCGCCCAGACCATGCGCCGCGAGGGCCTTCGGCCCGTCCGTGTCGGGCATGCCTACTGGTGGAGTATCTCCGCCGTCGAGGCGTGGGCGGCGCAGCGCCGCTGGATCCGCTCCCCGGGCACTCCCGCTGCCCAATGCTCGGCCCCCGGCTGCGACCGCGACGCCGTCTCACACGGGGTCTGTCTCAAGCATTACAAGCGGGCACGTGGCAAGTATTCCGACGAGGCCGCACCCCGCATCGGTCAGCCAGTCGGCGCAGGTGTGTACGGGCGCATCACCGAGGACACGGAGGGGAGGCTCATCTGCCACGAGTGCGGGAAAGCCTACCTCAGCCTTGCCGCGCACGTGTACCTGGCACACGGCATGAGCGCCGCGGAGTACCGAGAGACCTACGAGCTTCCCCGCACGGCAAAGCTCTCCGCGCCCAGCGTGCGCGAGCGCATCAGCCGCAGTTCCTCCAAGCCCGAGGCGCTCGCACGCCTCGCCCGAGTCCGCGACCCCCAAGCCGCCGCCGACGCGCGCACCGACGACACATTCCGCGCCGTCAGCCGCACACAGCGCTCGCGACATGCGCGCCCCCCGAAATAGTAAGAGAGGCCCCACCTGCTGTCTTGGCAGGTGGGGCCTTCTTCACTTACCGCTACGATCTTCGAGAGCCTCGATCCTCTCGTAAATCGCCCGGTGCGTGTCGTGCGCATGCGAGTCGATCAGACGCTGAGCCGACTCGCGCGCTGTGCGCTCATCGTGTATTTCAGCAGCCATCCTGCTGCCGCGCTCATCAATGCGGTCGATCCTCTCTTTCATGTCCGAAAGACTCACTCCGTGATTCTCGAGCGTCGATGCGACGCGGTCGACCGTCGAGGACAGACCCTCGAATCTGTCGGGCAGCACTGCTAGGGCGCTGACCGCCTCGCTGACGGCCTTGACTGCATCGCGAACCTCGTCGAGGTCATCCCGGAAATTAGTCGAATGGTCATTTGAGACCTGCGCGTCCGCCGACTGCGCAGCTTCCCTCGCTTCCTCTGCGGCCTTGGCTACACGCTGCATATGCGACTCGACGCTCTGCTTGAGGCGTGCGAACCAGACAGCGGTGATGCCGCCCGCACCCGCGAGGATGACCGCGATGAGGCCGTTCGTGGCCTCGATGATCTTCGGGTCAGTGAGGATACCGCTCACGGCCGCGCCTCACCGCCTGAGTCGCTGCGCGTCACCGCCTCGCCCGCGCTTGCTCGCACGTCGTCGATGGTCTCGCCACCCGGGGTGATGGCCCCGGCCCAATCAATGATGCTCACGCCGCCGATCTTGATCCCCGAGAGGATCTGGAAAACCGCCCAGGCAACGCCAAGGAAAACGCTTGCCTGCGAGATGATGAGCTGCCAGGTTGCCGGGTACGATCCTGAGACCCAGACGCCGGCCGTCACGGCGACGGCGACCGCTGCCAGCAGCCAGACGCGACGCTGGTGCGTCCAGTACGGACGATCAAGCGCCGCCTGAATGAGCGGCCACACGACGCCGATAAGAACCGACGTCACGAACGGATCGGACTGCAAGCCGAGCAGAATGTCACTCTGATTCACTGTTCTCTCCTCCTCACGCGGTCTCTGCGCCCGCGAGCGCGATACTGACGGCGGCGTTGGTTGCCGCTCCGTAGATTTCGTCCTGATACGCGCCAACTGCGGCCTGGATGCGGCCGACGACGGCGTCGTGCGCGGCTTCCGAGTTTTCGCCCCAGATGCCGTCCGGCTCTGCGCCGACTACCCGCTGCGTGTATTCGACACCGAAGGGGAACTCACCGCCGCCCCAGGTCGATGCGGCAGCGACGGCGAGGATACGCTGACGCGTGTCGGGGCCGAGGATGTTGTCGGGGTCGGCACCGACTGCGCGCTGCAGGGCCGTGATGTCGGTAGGACCGGACTGCGCGGGAGCTGCGGCGGTGCCGCCGTCCCAGCGGCCGTTGTCGATCATCCAGGCGAGCACGATATGCATATCGACCCAGCCGAGGATGTCCTCGTCGTATCGGTACTTGACGAGAACGCCGTTGCCGTTGTCCTGAGAGCCGCCCAGGCTCGTGTTGCCCTCGACGGCGCGGAAGAGCGCGGCGGTAGGGTCGGGCCAGGACGCCCCGACATGGTCGGCGACGCCGTCGCCGTGCCACTCATAGATCGCCTGACGACCGTAGCCCGGTTCATCACTCCACGCGCCGATCTGCTGCGCGAAGTTCTTGATGTAGGGCACGTAGTACCACCACGCGGCATTCATCAGGTTGACGCCGGCCTGCAGGAAGCCCCAGACCTGGAAAGCGCCGCACCAGGCGTAGCCTCGGAAGTCGCTCTTGCCGACCGCGTCCCAATACTTGTCGCCACCGACATGACCGACCTCTTCGAGCATGGCTCGCAGGGCGGTATCGACGGCTGCGACGACGCGAGGATCATTAGGGGAGGTCATGCCTGGCCTCCTTCGCGCTGATTGATGTTGCGCTCTGTCAGGAGGCCGAGCAGCTCAGCCTCCTGCGTCTTGGTTTCAGGCATCGTCTGAAGATCGGGTGCCATGATCAGTCCTTTCAGTGGGTGTAGGAAGCCCCGGCCACCAGGTGCGGTGGTCGGGGCGTGATGGGTGGCAGGCCGGGATGGTCTGTCAGGTCTTGATGATGAAGTTCATCGCGACGTACGGCGGCATGATGTTGAACGGCTGCGAGCCGCCCGTGACTTGTGCGACGGCACGGTCAAGGTAGCCCGCGCCGAAGTTGGCGATTCCCATCCAGCGATTGCCGCCCGAGAAGTCCGTCTGGTAGATTCCTGCGCCTCCGCTCCAATACCCGGATTCGCCGCCGATCTGGTGCTGGTGCCTGGGCATCTCAGCCGTCGTCATCGTGTGTTTTTCCTCGCCGCCCTGCTCGCCAGCAGGATGCGACGACGACGCACCGAGCACGAAGCGGCCGCGCAGGTCGGGAACACGGAAACGGAAACTGTTGCCAAACACCCGGGCAAGCTCCGGGTACGTGCGGCGGTCGTACTCTCGGCCGTCGCACATGAGCCAGCCGGTCGGCGCAGTCGAGCCCGCGAACGCGGCGATGACGCCGGCCGGCGTGACGACGGTGATCGCCTCACCCGGGTCACCCTTCGGGCCACGCGGACCAGTCTCCCCCTGATCGCCCTTCGGACCAGGAGGACCAGCCGGGCCGCGCTCACCCTGATCACCCTTCGGGCCAGTGTCGCCCTTCGGGCCAGGAGGGCCCGGCTTACCGGCTTCCCCGCCGCCTGTCCCAGTCCTCGGGCCGCTGCCCGGCAGCTCCGGGAAAATATAGCGATCCTCGTATGTCCTCGTGGCCGCGAGCGCCTGCATGTTCCCCTGATGGATCTGGACGAGTACACGGTCCCCCGGGTTCGTCTTCGTGGTCAGGAGCTTGTCAGGCACTGCCATGATTGCGTCGTTCTCGTCGTTGCCGCGCCGCCAGAGGTCCGCGTCGAATCGCACGTTGACGTGCCCCTGCCTTGCCGCGCGGACGCATGTCGCCCACTGGTATGTTGGCTGCGCATCGAGTTTGTTGCGCAGCTCAGCGACGACGTCAGCCAGATAATCGAGGCTACTCACCGGGGATCTCCTTAATCGTGGTCGTGACAAGCGCTGTCGGCGACAGCGGAATCTTCATCTCCTGCACGGCCCCCCGCAGGCGTTGTCCCTGCGAGATGAATTCGACGACCTCGCCGGGCCGGATGTTGATCGGCAGATGCTCGATCACCAGCGACGCCGCAGGCATCGCCTTCTCCGTGAGGATTCTCTGCGCGACCTGATTGATCGCCGCCTGCGACGTCGCTTTCACGCCGGTCTCTACGTGCACGATTTCGCCGCGGTTAACCGTCGAGAGCGGGTCGCTCGAATTGTCGTTACGAGCGACACCAACGACAGCAGGGGACGGCCCAGCGTAGAACTTATCGTCTCCGCGTTGCGTATCGTCCGACCCCGGCGTCCCCACGCAGACCACGACGTTCGGGACCGAGAAAATGTCGCGGTCGATCGTCCAGTCAGCCGAGTGTATCGCCTCGTCTCCCTCACGGAAAACGTAGGACACCGGGCGGCGCGACGGGCGAATATACGGTCCGCCCGTGATGACCCCGTAAGGATCTGGGGTCAGCGCGCCCCAGCCGACGAGGCGCGCGCAGTCGTTGAGCATCGTGAGCACGTTCGTTCCGACGTCGTACACGATTGACTCATTGATGAGGCTCGGCCCGCCGACTCTGCCGAAATCTCCGAATTTCCTGAACCCTATCCGCAGATTACGCGCCTTTGCCGCGTATCTGCCGATCAGCCCCCATTGTTCATTGTCTGTCAGGTGCGCGTTCGCGACTTGCTCGATACGGTCGGTCGCCATTCTGTCAAGATATGCGAGCGTCGAGAGCAGCTCGACGTCCCTCGTCACACGGTGGTCATTGACCGAGCGGGTCGGCGACGACATCACGAAAGTCGCCACCGGCCAGCCCTCCATGCCGACCGGCACGTAATCAACGCGGGCGTGCATGTTGAACCAGTCGATCTCCTGAGATGTCTCCGTGAGGCTCAGCTGCCCCGACGCTCGTAGACGCGACGTCGCCGACAGAGTCACCGACCCGGACTCGACGCCATCGAGCAGGCCAATGTCCTGCCCGTCCGGCGTCGTGAGCATCACCCGATAATCGGCCTGCCGAACAGGCGATGCATCAGCCACGATTCACCTCCGTTAGCTTCGCTGAGACCGACCAGATCCCACCTACCTCGCGACCGAGCTGCACGTCGGATAGCGAGCCGTACAAGACGCGGCCGAGCGGATCGCGATACATGAACGGCGCTGGCATATACGCCAGATCCTCAAGTGCCTGACGCTCACGCGATGACGAGTCCAGCAACGCCGCCGACACCTGCACGACGCGCTGGCGCTGCGTTCCCGACAGCTCGACCCCGAGCTTCCTGCCTGCAAAGTACTTGACTTCACGATTCACAAGCCCAAGCTGCGAGCCCGTCACCGGGTTCCACGCCAGACGCACCGACCTCGAGAAGCCCTGACCCGCAGAAATCCACACCGCCTGCGAATCCGCGAGCGCATCGATGATCGTCACGGACGACGAGGGCATTGCCGACGTCGCGGTCACCCGATATTTGGTCGTGCCGTTGGTGAGGCTCTCCCGGTCCTTGTACATGGTCGAGGGCGGGAGCTTGTCGGCGACGATTGTCCAGGTCGAGCCGCCGTCGATTGAACGCTCAAGGCGCGTCTCGACGGTCGGCGGCTGCCTGCTGCCTGCCGGGACGGCGGGTGAGGCAATCGATATGAGCATGTCACCCTCGTCCTCTTCCCAGGAGGCCGTCACAATCGGCTCGGGCGGCGTCGGATACTCGACCTTGTATCGCCGCTGCACGGTGGTCGTGAGCCCGTATCCGTCCGTGAGCGTCACTCGGACGACGTACTCTGTGCGATTTTCGAGGCGCGCCTTGAACCGAAGGGGCGCACGCGAGAACGTCGGCGCGACACCGAGCGCGGCCGTTGCGCCCTTGATCTGCTCGATGGCCTGCAGGTTCGACGAGAGCAGCTCGCAGAGCACGGTCGAGATCGTCGTCGACGAACCCTTCACGTGCGATACCGTGAGTGCCCCGTCGAACGCTGAGCGGTCGAGCGTGAGCGAGTCGGGCGCGAGCGCGACGACCGGCGCGTACGTGACCGTCGTCCGCCTGACTGGCGACCAGTCCGAATACTCTCGGTACTGACCCTTCGTGCGGATCTGGTAGTCGATGACTCCGGCTGGCAGGTCGATGGTCTTGGTCTGTGCTGAGCCCGTGACGGAGACGCTCTGCCAGGGGCCGGAATCCCCTGCGCGATGCCCGTTGGCTGTTTCCGTGTACACGGTGGTGTACCGAATGTCGGCTGCTTCCTGCCACGTCTCGTCGAGGGAATTGTGCGCCCACGCGAAGGGCACCGCACCGACCGCCGCGTACGTGCCCGGCCCCGATACAGCCGGAATTCCTGGCTTCTGCAGCACCTGGATAGTATTCGACGGAGCGGAGCGTTCGGATTCCAGATTATCGGTCTTGAGGATCGCGCGGTATGTGTGCGGCACCTGCAGGTCGGCGGTCTCGTGGACCCAGCCGTCCGCGTCGGCGCGTACCTCTCCGACCTTCTTATCGCCGTCGAGGATCTCGACCGTGGCGTCCTGCGGATACGCGAACGTCGTTTTCCAGGTGATGCGGATCTGTCCGCGCTCGTTCTTCGCGGCCGTCAGCTCCGCGACCGGAGCCGGAGCCGTCGACACGCCGTTCGACTGCGGCGACGCCGGGCCGGGCACGAAGTCCGAGACGTCACGCACCCGAGTCGGGATGATCGGCGACGCATACACGCGGTACCAAAACCTGTCGTTCGCGTACACGGCCTTCGTGTCGATCACGCTAAACGCCGGGGCCGTCGACCCCTCAACGTTCACCCAATCGACCACGTGCCATTGACGCGGGAGCCAGGGCCCCGAGTAGTTGTCCGAATAGGCGTCCCAACGCTCGATCACGTACGAGCGAATCGGCGACGACGCATCTGCCGGCTTCGCGGCAGGCCACGATACCGACACCGACTTGCCGTCATCGAGCAGCAGCGCCTTGCAGTACGACGGCGCTGACGGCGGCTTCGCCGGACGCGCAGGCAGCGTGAGCCACGCCTGCATCGACGGGTGTCCGCCATTCCAGATCGGCCCCAGCGAATAACCGACGCCGACAGATCGCTCCTGATTCGGCAGGAGATTCTCACGCCAGTGCGACGTGCCCATGTCTTTGTATACGGTCGCGCCGGTCGGCGACGAGAAAGACACCGTCTCCGAGCCGGTCCCGACGTTGCCCCACCAGGAGGTGCTCGCCGAGAAATTATGACCGTAGCCGTCCGACCTGAGCCAGAACTGCGCGTACACCTCTACGTACCCCTGGTGAGGGTCGCCTGTGTACCACATTTCCACGCCGACCGACATGTATCCGGACGACGCGGACCACTGAATCGCCATGAGCTTTACTCCTTAGAATCCGATGCGCTCACGCAGCGCCGACCGAGAAGCGGGCGCGAGACCATCCGAGACGACACCGCCAGCCTCGACGCGCATGCGGCCGATCAGCTGATCATCCGAGTCGCGCACGACGAGATACTGCGGGCCGGTCGCCTGGATACGCGCCAGACCAGCCGCGCCACCAAGCCCCGCCGTGACCGACAGTGCCCCGGCCTCGAGGCCAGCAAGCTGTTCCTGCCCTGCCGCAATCGTGTCCTTGATTGCCGCCTCGAATAGCGGCGCGCGCTGCGCTGCGCCCTCGGCGAGCGCCTCGACAATCGACCGGCCTGAATACAGCGTCCATCCGTGGCCCGAGAATGGGCCCTTCTTTGCCGGGGAGAACGGCAAGTACTTGCGGACGCCGCTGAGCAGGTCTGAGACCGCGCCCGTCGCCGCGCCCGCCATCGACTTGATGCCGTCGATCAAGCCCTGAATGATCTTCTTACCGGACGACATCATCATTGAGGGCACGCTCGACAGGACACTCATGATCTGCTTCGGTACATCCCAGAAGATGTTTTTCAGCGCCGGTAGGGACTTCACGATGCCGTCGATCAGGCCCGTCAAGATCTGCACGCCGGCATTGAGAATCAGCGGGAGATTCTGCACGAGGACCGTCACGATGGTCGTGATGATCTGCGGCAGCATCGCGATCAGCTGCGGGATCGCCTGAACGATGCCATTGATGAGGCCGATCAGTAGCTGCACACCAGCGCTGATGATCATCGGTAGATTCGTGATCAGCGTCGTGACGATGGTGTTGATGATCTGCGGCAGCATATCGATCAGCTGCGGGATCGCTTCAAGGATGCCGTTGATCAGCGTCGTCAGCAGCGTTATGCCGGCCTCGATGATCATCGGCAGATTCTGCACGATAGTCGTGACGACAGTCGTAAGGATCTGCGGCAGCATATCGATCAATGCCGGGAGTGCCGTCTGCAGGCCAGTGATCAGGGCCTTCAAGACCTCGACGCCTGCATTGATGAGCTGCGGCAGCGCCTGCACGATAGTCGTGACTAGCGTCGTGACGATCTGCGGGAGCGCCGCCGCCAGCGTCGGGATCGCCTGAACGATGCCATTGATGAGGCCCGTCAGCAGGCCCGCGCCCGCCTGAATCAGCTGCGGGATACCCTTCGAGAGCGCGTCGAGCAGCGAGGTGATGATGCCCGGCAGCGCCTCGATCAGCACCGGGATCGCGGCCGTCAGGCCGGCCGTCAGGCCATTGATCAGTTCGACGCCAGCGTTGATGAGCTGCGGCAGCATATCGACGAGGCCCTTCACGAGCGCGACAATCATCTGCGCGGCAGCGGGGATCAGCTGCGGAAGCCAATCCGCGAACGCACCGACGAAGGCTTCGATAATCTGGCCCGCCATATTCAGCAGGACCGGCAGCGCGTTCGTGATGCCGGTGATCAGTGTCTTGACCGCCTCAGCGCCCGACGCGATCAGCTGCGGCGCATTCGAGACCAGTTCCGACCCATACTTCGACACGTTGAGAATCATGTCCGAGATCATCGTCTGAATCTGCGTCGTCAGCTCACCGCCCGACGCCTGCACCAGCGCACCGATGCCAGCGACAGCAGCAGTGATGAGACCGCCGAAGGCCAGCACCTTGCCGAACCTGGCCGGATTCAAGAACATGCCGACTTGCCCGATCAAGTCCTCGACAGCCGAGCCGACCGGGCCAGCAGCACCCGCGAGCGCCTTCCCCATCTTCGGGCCGAGGCCGTGCATTGCCTGCACAGCCGGGCCGAGTGCCTTGCCTGCGCCTTCCTTGAGGACGCCGCCGATACCGGAGAGCTTTCCGGTGAGAGTCCCGAATGACGGCCCGATGTGTTTGTCGCCGGCCTCGCGGATCACGCGGCCGAAACCCGAGAGCTTCTCGCCAATTGCCGTAGACGCATTCGACGCAGCCTCACCCGCACCAGCCTTCAAGGCGCTGCCGAGGCTCTTCGCATGCTCACTGACCGACTCGACAGCCGGTGCGAAAACCTTGCCCGCGCCCTCCTTGACCGCGCCGCCAAGACCCGAGAACTTGTCCACGAGCGCGGACGGCGAGGGGAGCGCGTCGAACGCCCCGATGATCAGAGACGGATCAGCGAGCAGGGTGCCCGCACCCGCGAGCGCTGCGAAGCCTCCTGTTGCCTGGCCGAGGGCTTTGGCGATGTCCTCGAGGGTGAGCTTGCCGTCCTTCATGGCGTCAGCGAAGGGACGGAGCTTGCCGGCGAGGACGTCGACGTACTTGCCCGCGTTGTCGAAAGCCGGGCCGAGCTGCTCGCCGACCGCGTTGACGATGTCAGTGAGCGGCTCCTTGACCTTGTCGAGGGAGGCGACGAGGCCCTTCTCAACTGCTGCTTCTAGGTTGCCCCACGCGCCCTCGAAGGTGGAGGCCGACTTCGCTGCCTGTTCCGCGACGTCGGTGAATCCGAGGTCCATGAGGGCTTTGTTGAATTCTTCGGCCGTGATCTGGCCTTGGCTCATGGCATCGCGGAAATTCCCGGTGAACGCGGCGTTGTTCTTGAGGGCTTCCTGAAGCTTGCCTGACGCGCCGGGAATGGCTGCGGCGATCTGATTCCAGTCCTGGGTCGTTAGCTTCCCCGCGCCATTGATCTGAACGAGCGCGAGCGCGACCTGCTTGAAAGTCTCCTTGGTGCCGCCAGCAATCGCGTTCACGTTGCCGGCCGCTTCGGCCATCTTATCGAAGTCCTTGACGCCGTTCGCGGCGAGCTGCGCCGTCACCGACTGAATATCCGACAGGTCGTACACCGTCTGATCTGCGTAGGACTGAGCGGCTTTGGTCAGCTGCTTGATTCGCGAGGGATCGACACCCGCGAATTCGAGTGTCTTCTTGAATTTATCGGTCGCGTCGGACGCGGCAATCGCCGCGGGGATCTGCGCCGTGAGCGCGGCCGTGACGCCGCCGACCGCTGCGGCGACGCCACCGAGGCCGAGCTTACCGATTGATGAGAGGGCACCGCCGATGTGCTTCGAGAGCGACTGGCCGATCTTCGAGCCCCAGGACTCAGATGCCTCAGTGACGGCACTTGTCCCGAGTGCCCCGAGCTCTTCCTCGATGCGCTTCTTCAAGCCCTTAAAGCTCGGGACGACGTCGATCCACGCGGTACCCAGGGAAACACCTTCGGCCAATGCCCTCTCCTTATCTAGTTTTCAACTGCCACTCGGGCTGCGCCCAGCTGCTGGTCGATCCAGTCCGTGTCGGGCATGGTCTCAATTTCGACCCTTGTGCCCGGTCGCGGGATCGGCGGCGGCATGCCCCGGCCCTTCTGCGCTTCATCCGTCTTTGCCCACTGGAGCCAGCGCAGCGAGTCAGCCTGAATCGCAGCGAGATGCGTTTCGAGCGACCTCCACTGCCACTCCTGGTCGATGGCACGCAGTGCCCAGGATTCCGATTGCTTGATGACGACGGACGCGAGGCGCGCGGCCTGCCTTGCTGGCATCTGACGCGGGACGCGCCCGAAGAACCGGAGGAAGTCGGCCTCCAGCTCATCGTGCGCGTGCGTCAGGATCGCGGCGAGTGTCAGGCTTTTGGGGCCAGCTCGCTCATGATCTGGACGAGAGTCTCCGTCGCGGCGGTCGCCGTGACGCGGCCATTCTCGCCCCTGATAGCGTCAAGCAGCTCCTGCGCCTTGTCGCCCGCGACCGCGCGGAACACAGTCGGCAGTGCCAGGATGTCGCCGCGCTGAATCTCAGCAAGCGACTCGAGCAGCTCGAAATCATCGAAAACGGCCGGATCGACAAGCAGCTGCACGCCCTCGACCGTGATCGCTCGCAGCCCCTGCAGGTCATGCTTGACCGTCCCCTGATAGGACTTGATGGGCTTCCCCGGCTCCGGCTTCGAGACGCCCCCGCCAGCAGCCTTAACGGCCTGCTCGTATCGTCCGAGAGCGTCGTGCACGGCCTCAATCGAGCCGTCAGCGTGACGAGCGACAGTGTATCCGCCCTGCTCGCGAGGGCCACCGTGCCACTCGATCTCTACGTCGCTGTGCGGCGGGACTGCGACGTTCACAACGTCGTCGTGGTCATCGGGGTTGCCGGGCACCATCTGGTTGTAAAAAGTCATCGCGCTCAACCTTTCTAAGTCTGTGAGTCTTTGTCGCGCCTAAATTGAATGGGATGGAAGAGGGCCGGGGCGCGACCCCGCCTGCGCCCCGGGATGGTAGTCAGGCAGGCTCCGGCCCTCTTCCACGAATGTGTGCCGCCGATCAGGCAGGCAGCGGACTGGCCTTCGCGATGTACTCGCGAGCGTAGTCTCCCTCGATCTTCGCGGACGGGTACGCGGCGAAGGTCACCTCGTAACCCACGGCCTCGCCGTCCTTGTACACGGTCGAACCGCGCTCAGTGAGCTGGCCTTCCGGGACGACGATGCGCTTCACGAGGCCACCCGTGAGCAGCACCTCGAACACCAGAACTCGGCGCGGCAGGATCTTGGAGTTGTGACGCACCGTGATCGGCTTGTCCGCGCCGCCCTGCTGCGTCACGTTCTCCTGCCCGAACACCTCACGCAGGACGTCAGGATCGAGCGCCTGCAAGAGCTTCGTCTTGAAGGTTTCCTTGTATCCGGTCTGCTGCGTGAGGACGACGTTGCCGCCAAATGCCTTCATGTCGCTGGACTCGGTCTCGATGGGATTCTCGAAACCGTCCTCCGAGAGGTAACCCAGCTTTACGAACGCCGTATTGAGCGCGGTCGTCGCGTCAGCGGGGAGCGGCGTCCCCAGCGGAGCGGCGAAAAACGCGCCGCCCTTCTGCGGCTTAGCCGCAGTAACAAGCGCAGAATTCTGTTCTGCCATGTGACTCTCCTGTCAAGAGTAAAGAATCAGGCGAGCGCCAAGATGGCACTCACCGTCAGTTGAAAACGCGGAACCCGAGAATCCGGGTCCGGGAAGGCGTACACCGAACGCACGTCGGAGTACGCGACGAATGCTTCGCGCTGCCAGTCGAGGATCGCGACGGCGACCTCATCAGCAAGCGCAGACGCCTCAGCCTCGGTCGCAGCCCAGGCTTGCACGGCGAACATCGGGGAATCCCACAAGTGCGTGCGCTGCCCGCCCGTCCGCTCGACCGTGACGAACTTCGAGGGCCGGTCCTGCGGCACCCGGTTCGACACCGACATGCCCGGAAACTTCCTCTTCAAGTACGCGATCAGCAGTGCGGTCGATGACGTCATACGCGCCCCGCATTCAGCGCCTTAAGCAGCGCGTTATGCCGAGCGTTGTCACGGCGTGCCTTGAAAGTCGCAGTCTTGACGATGCCGTGCGGCCTCGTCTTACCCTGCTGCACAGACGGCTCAAAGCCCTTGCCCGCAGCCTCCGCTATCCGCTCTGCAGCGGACTCAATCATCGGCGTCGTCAGCGCGCGAAGCCCGGCGTTATCGATCACGATCTTCACCTGCGTCATCCCTCCACCAGCCTTGCCTGCACAGGCCGATTCCACACACCAGGCGTTGAGTCCTTGCTGTACGGCTGCGGATCGCCGATGACTTCCCACCACGACCCGCGACACCAAATCAAATTGCCCTTGAGCTGCCCGATATAGGTCTTAGGGAAATGGAAAGTCATGATCGTCGCGTCTCCGTCCGGCCGCTCCGCACCCAAATCCTGAGACGAGGCAGGAGCGACCAGAACGTTCGAGATCCAGCGCGACGGCCCGTACTCCCTGCGCTGGTTGCCGAACTCATCGAGCGAGCCAGACCGCCTGTCGCGTAGCTGGATGTTCTCTCCGAAGATCATGGCCGACCCCCAATTGTCCGGACAGATGCAAACCGCCTCAGACGGATACCAAGCCTGCGCCGATGAACCCGAGTGAAGCTCATCGAGCCGACCGGCGCGCTAAACGTCGACGACTGACTGTACGGCCCACCCGTGACCGTCGATTGCGTTGCACCATACGCGAAGCCATCCGCCTGCTGACGGATCGAGTAGCGCACCATGTCGCAGACAACGTCCTCATACGAGTCGCGCCGGATCGTGCCGTCCGCGAGCGCGGCGGCGAGGTCGATCTTGTCGGCTGCGAGCTCGTCGCGGACGATGCGGGCTGCTCGAGTGAGTGCGGCTTCGACGGTCTGCTGGCCGACAGTGTTTTCCTCGGTCGGTCCGTAGCGTGTACGGAATGCCGTGATCTTGACGTCGAGGGGGTCAGCAGGTGGTGCCATGTCAGCCTCCTAGCTGTCAGCTGCTGCTCACGCTGCAGGGGGGATTTCCTCGGATGCCGGCTCGGGTGCCGGCTCGGGCTGCGTGTCGCTGTCCGGGCCAGTGATGCCGAAGTCGTCGCCGAGGACGTCGAGGATGAGCTCGGCGTCCTCGGCCGTTACGGTCGCGAGGCCGTCCTCGAACTGGACGTGCGGAGTCGTAATGAGCAGGGTCGGTGTCGCGTCGCAGCGCAGGGTCACCATGTTGAGCTTCTTCTTTGCCATGTTGCTGTTCTCCTTTGCCTTGTTGATCAGCCCGCCGCCACTGTCAGGACGCCGTGTGCCTTCTCGTTGCCGTACTTGAGGCCGATCTCTCCGTACAACATGACGCGCTCGGATGCGCCGGTCTTTGAGAGGGGTTCGGCGAAGAAATGGCCCTTGCCGGGCACTTCGAGGAAAGCCGGGGCGAGCTGCTCGAGGGAGACGACCGCGAGCTTCGTCGCAGGCATGTACCTGTTGAGCATGATGTTGAAGCTGCCGAAATCGGTCTCCAGCATCTTGAGGTTGACGCCGCCGACGTTGCGATCTTCCTGCTTGAAGCCATCCTTGACGAATAGGCGGGTAAGAGCGCGCTTGAGCGTCGAGTTGACGATGATCGTGCGGGTCTCAGTGTCCTGGACGCCGCCGCCGTCCCAGACCTTCTGGATCAGGTCGAGGACGTCGTCTGCGGTCAGCTCGCTGGCCTTGTGCGTGGTCGTCGCAACGTTGGTCGTGATGGCCTGCAGCAGGCCGCGAGTCTTACGCGGCGTCGCGTTCGTGGTCGGCTTGGCGTAGGTTCCGGTGATGAACGTCTTTTCAACGTCCCTTGCGATCTGCTTGATCTGCGCCTGCAGCTGCTCGGCGAGCTCGTCAGCGGGCAGCGTAGTCGAGCCCAGCTGCACGGCCGTGCCGGTCGGGCCGTACTGGCGTCGCGCGCCCATCTTCGTGTAAGACACGGAGACGGCCTCCTGGTGAATCTCCAGGACGTTCTCAACGTTCGTGCGGGTGCGGGTCTCGAACGCGGTAGCGTCCGCGCCCTCGACGCGCTGACGGTTGTCGGCTGCGTCGCGCAGGTCAGCGACCTGCCAGCCGAAGGTGGTCGACTCGACGGACTCGCCGCCTGTCAGACCGCCAATCGAGGACAGCAGGGGCGTATCCTCCGGGGATGCAGCGAAGATCTCGCCGACGTAATTCGGGCAATTGTAGGTCGTTGCCATCTCGGTAATACCGGGCATATGAATCTCCTGTCAAGAGAAGGGGGAATGAGTGTCAGTTGGTGTTGTCGGCGGTCAGGCCCGCGAGCTTGACCGCCTTGAGACGCGCCGACAGCTTGAAGTCGCCAGCGGTCTGCGCCGCCGCAATCTGCTCATCAAGAGACAGAGACGACGGACGAGGCGGGAAAACACCGGCACCCGAGTCCGCGAGCGCGGGCACGGCCGGCGTGGCCGTGGCACCTCGCCAGTCGGCGAGTCGCTGCGCGATCTCCTTGATCTCGTCCTCGGTGTCACCGTGGATGAGGTCTGCGGGGACGCCGTACTCGGAGGCGGCGGCGGCGATCAGCTTTGCTCGGTGCGCCTGCGCTTCGAGGGCTGCGACCTGAGAGCGCAGTTCCTCGATGGTGGTGTCCTTGCCGTTGATCGCTTCCGTGAGCACGGAGAGGCGCGCGTGGTCGGCCTTGGCGCGGCGCTCCCACGTGCGGGCGTGGGCCTTCCAGTCCTGCTCGGCGTCGTCCTGCGTGGCCTCCTGCGAGGTCTCTGCAGCGTCGACGGGCGCGTCGTCCTGAACGGCCGTATCGGTGGCGGGAGAGGTTTCGGCCGGTGCCTGCGCGCCGTCCTTGATCTCCTGATCCTGATCGGTGGTGTTTTCCATGAGTTTTTCCTTCCATTGCGGAGAGAACGGGGGTGGATGGCCGAGCTTTGCGCGCGGCCGGTATGTAAAGACCCCGCATGCCAGGTTGGCTGCGGGGTGGATGGTGGTCACGGCTTCGGCGTATGGCCGTCCGTGAGCTTGTCGGGGAAGAGTGTTCGCATGCGTTCGGTGATGATGCGCGGATCGTCGATAGCTGTTTCATCCTCTTCGAGAGACTTGATTGTCTCCTTGTACATGTCCTCGTACTTCGAGACGTCGTATCCCTTGATCCTCGGTTTCTTCGACCATGAGGGCACGATCTGACAATCACACTTGAAGTGCGACCGCTTGAAGTGCGCCGTCTGTTCGCTTCGGTACACGAAGCCGCGCGAGGCCCAGAGCATGCACCAGGCGCACGTCTCAGCGCCTGTCGGCACACGCGCGAACCGCGTCCGCTTCGGATCACCCTCGGCCGCATGCTGCACGGTCGCGCGGCCCGAGTCTGAGATCAGCTTGCGAGCGCCGTTAGTGAGGCGCGCGAGCGCCTTCGCGCGGTCGATACCCTCCCGCAGATCCCGGATTGTCGCCCCGACGATCTTCTCGACGTCGCCCTGATCTACGAGGCCGGACGGCATCACGGGAGAGTATGCCTTCGTGACTCCCTCGATCTCTCGCTGCTTCTCGTACCATTCGAGCGCCGCCGACGACGCGACCTCCGCTGATTCCTCGACGATGCGCGGATACAGCTGAAACAGCGCGTCCTCAAGCGTTCCGAGATCATCGAGAGGCAGTCGCTTCCACAGCGCCCGCAGCCTGCGCTCAGCGACATCGCCCGCACGGTTCTGCGTCCGCGCGAGCTGCTGCACGTCGTGAATATGCACGCTGCCCCCTCACGATCTCTACTTCTCTTCGAGCGCCTTCGAGTCCGCCTCCGGCAGACGCAGCGAGACGGGCACAGCGCCCGTCAGCTTCACGCCCGGAATGCCGAGCACCTCGAGTGCGCTCTGCGGATCGACGCCAGCACGCACCGCAACGCCGAGCGCGTCGAATGCCTCCTTCGCGTGCGACGTGTCAAGCCCCCCCCCTCGACGCAGGCGCAGCCTGCTCGACCGGAGCGGACGTCGCCGCGGTGTCGGTGGTCTCCTGCGCAGACAGCCGATCAAGGAGACCGGACGCCTCCGCGCGGCGCTTGTCCGACATCAGTCGCGCGATCTGCGATCCCGAGTACCCGAGCTCTTCGAGGACGACCGGGGACTCCGCGAGCCACGGCAGCGCGCTGATCTGCTTCACGATGGCGTCAGATTGCGAGACAATCGACGGGTGCGCCGGATCGCCCCAGCGCGTCGCCAGAGACCGCAGCTCCGGCGTCATCTCATCGAGACCGTCCCTCATCATCACCGCATGCGCATAGACGCGGTTGAGCGCTGCGTCGAATACGCGCTGCGCGTTCTTCGCCTTGATGACCAGCTCTTCCTTCGCCGCGTACAGAGCCTCAGCCGAGGAAGGGTTGTCCTGGATGACGCCGAGCGACGAGACCGGCAGCGAGGACACGCCCGACAGCTCGGTCGCCAGCGCACGCATCTGCTCCGTGAACGGCTGCGCCGACTGCTGCGGCAAGACCGTCACCTTCGGCCCCTCCGGCTCCTCGCCGGACGAGATCGTCTTGACGGTTCCTAGCCTCCACTCCCACGAGCGGAGATCGTCGATCAGGTCCGAATCGACGCCAGACAGGAGGATGCCAGGAGCCGTGAACAGCTCCGTCGCCAACTCTTCGCGCAGGACCGTGCGCATCGCTCGCTGGGTGATGCTCATGACGTCGCGGGAGATCCGCGAGCGCCCGAGCGGCCTGTCGAGAGACGGCTCGAATGGCAGTGCCTCCATCATGGGCGCACCCATGCCGTGCAATTCGGCGTGGATGATCCGCCAGGCCGACGCCGCATTCAGCTCGACGACGTACGTCGAGTCGGCTGTGTACAGGGTGAAGCGTGCCGGCCGGCCGGCATCGTCGATGTCGTCGATGGTCAGCCCGTAGGACAGACGGCGGCGCACGCGGTCCCAGAGTCCCGCAGCCCAGTCCGCAGAGTGCCCCTGAATGATCACAGGCGGCTCACCTGCCGCCTCGATACCCTTTCGCAGCGTCAAGAACGCGACCGAGTGCGTGAGCGAGGACGGGATCGTCTGCGCGATCTCCAACTCGAATCCGGTCGATGCCAGCAGGTCGTCGATCTCGAATGGATTATCGCTGCCGGTCGCCGATGTAACGCCGTCCCAGATCAGCAGATCCGACAGCCCAAAAACGACCTTGCGAGGCCACCCGATCACTGCGCCGAGCTGGTCGACCATATCGTCAGGCACCGAGATATTCAGATTGTCCGGTCGGACAACGCCGTCGAGGTACGCCTGCCGCAGTCGATTACGCGGCTGCTTCACGCGCCACAGCTCGACGAGCTGCGCGAGCGCCGACTGCTCTGCGGGCGTCAGTCCCGGCACGGCCGGAGCCGAGAACTGCACCGGGGTCGCGAGCATGAACTTTTTGCCGCTCACAGGGCCCTCGCTTTCTTGCCCGGCCTTCGCCGGGTCGTCTTAGCCGCCAGAACAGCCGCAGACACGGCCTCTAGCGGGGTCTCATCTCCATCGGGGATTGACGCTTCCCATCCCCACGCGCCGTCACGGGCGCGGATCTTCCTGTCGCACACGGCGACCGCAGTGTTGAGCGCGTCCTCAGGATCGCCGACTGGGTGCGTGATGCGCCCGTCGCGAAGGCCCTCGAAAAACATCGAGCATGACTCGAGGTACTCGCGCGTCGTCATGATGTGCACGATCTTCGCTGGCACCCCACGGATCTGCAGGGCATCCGCGAGCGCCGACGCGCCGGATCCGCCGACGAGGTTGATCTGTGCTGTGCGGTCTTTTCGTGCTGCGAGCCAGTCGGCGACGGCCTTCACGCCGTCGTCCGTCGATCCGGTGAACGTGTCGATGCCGTTGACGTGGAAGCGTACGTCGGGGCCGCTGCCGGTTTTCAGAGCGCCTGCGAGCGCCTGCCGCTTGCCGTCCGCGCTGAAAGCGACGGCGAACGAGCGGATGCCATCTAACGGCGCTTCAGCCGCCGTCGCGTCCCAGGTGGTCGGGTCGATGGCCCGCGATGCGCCAGCGTTTGCCGGCCACATTCCGAGGCGCTCGCGCGCGAAGCCCTCATCCGAGAGCGTCTTGCGCTCCAACTCGATGAATGCGCGCTTCATGCGGCCTGCGAGTAGAGCGGGATTCGTGGCTTCCCAGGTCTTGACGTCGTCCATGCGCAGCGGCTTGTCGGGGTCAGCGGACCATTCGTGCCAGCACATCGCGCCGGGATGCTCAGACAGCGCCTGATCTCGGATGCGCTCGAAAACCTGCCCGTTGGCGTTCGGGCCGGGCGGCGTGCCCGTGTACAGCACCTGCGAGTTGCCGAGGTGACCTGCCGAGCCGGTCGAGGTGATCGCTTCGAGAGCATCCTCGGTCAGTTCCTGAGCCTCGTCGAGGACGATCAGGTCAGCGGTGAAACCTCGGCCCGAGGACTTCGAGCGCGCGATGACTCGCAGGGAGCCGCCGTGCCAGCCGCGCGACGGATCGTTCTTGAGGATGATCGCTTCCTGGCCGTTCACATTGCGGACCTGTTCGACCATCGCGTTTAGCTCAGGGTATCGAGCGGCCTCGTCATCGGCCTTCTTCCCGAAAAACTCCTTGAACCTGCGGTAGTGCGCCTGAGCCGATTTGACCTCGTGCGCCGAGTGAATCACCGTCTCGCCAAGTAGGACCATGCCGAAGAGCTCGCGCATCTCGAGCAAGGCGTTCTTCCCGTTCTGGCGAGGGACGGACAGCCCGGCGACGGGATGCTTCCACTCGTCTTTCGCCGATGCGGCGAGCCAGTCGTCAAGGACGAGCTGCTGCCAGGCATCGGGCATCAGGCCGAACGTCGACGCGAACTCTCCCGCGAGATCGCCGAAGGACTTGGCGCGGCGCTCAACGGCGACCCGCAGCCGGGGAGCCTGCTCGATGCTTCGCCAATCGCTGCTGGAAATCGACAACTTGGCCCCCCTCTCCCTTCACCGATTCGGGGACAGCGGCCCCCGAGGTTCCTGAAATCTCGGAAATCAGCGCGCGCGCCTCACGAATCAGGGGCGCGCGCTTGTCGAACTCGGCGTACTCAAGGGACGCGAGGGTCAGATCGAGCAGCTTCTTGCGAGCGTCCAGCTCGTCGAACGCATCCGCCTTCTTCACATCTGCCTTCTTCTTCGCCACCACAACCACCCCCTAAACCGCCAAAAACCAACAAATAACGCCTACCGCGAGCGCCAGCGCCCCACCAGACGCCCCCTGTGGCCGCGTGCGAAACGAACACGGGTGGTCAGCGTTTTTCCAGCTCAACCCGCCTGAAAGCGGGGGGGTATGGCGCTATACCGCTGTGGGCACTCACGGTGGGAGAGGGAGGGGGAGATGCCCCTATTTTCGTTGAAATCACGCCACAAACAGGACGTTTTCACCAATCAACGTCCACTGAGGACGCTCGAGACTGCCGTTTTGGCACGTTCACTCGGTCGCCGCGCGACTGATTACAGCGACGACACAGCACTCGGCCGTTTTCGAGGACGTTTTTGCCGCCCCAACGATGAGGAAGGATGTGATCAGGCTCGGCCGACGACGGTGTCCTCGTGTTCACATAATCGAGCAGGACATGGCACGACGGGCAGTGCGTGACTCCAGCCGCGCGGCCGGCCGCGAGCACTCGCTTGCGCCAATGCTTGTACTGACTTGTACCCGTCCGGGAGGACACCATGCGCGTCACCCCCTCGCCGCAAAATCGAATGGCCCCCACTTACGCGGAAGGCCACACTAGAAATATACACCGTTGCACCCTGTTTGCAAGACCTGCCCCCTGGGTGTTTCACACCACCCCCCTGGGGTGGTTTCAGACCTCCCTCGGGTACAGAACACCCCCCCGGGGTGTTTGCAAGCACCCCGGGGGTGGTTTTGGATGCCCCTCCGGGTACGAACCACCCCCGGGTGCACGTGAGGCGCTGCCCTGGGGTGGATCGCCGTCAGGACGCGAGGGCCACGATGTCCGCGACCCTGTAGGTGCGGGGTCCGACCTCCGGCGAGACGGGCCGCAGCTTCCGGCGCTGGCACCACGACCGCACGGTTGTGTCCTTGATCGGCTTGCCGACGATCAGCTCAGCGACCCTGGTCGCGCGCGGACGTGGCAACTCAAGACGTTTCGCCTCGGCCATCATGAGTACGACGGCCGTCCGGCAATCGACCTGCTGCCAGCATTCACGGCACTTCACTTCGTCGGCCCCCTCCCTCGCGAGCAGGTCAGCGCCGCAACGCGGGCATTTGCCGACGAACATGAGGCGCGCGTGCGCCGGGGCCGCTAGGCGCTCCAAGCGCTTGATCGAGTACAGCACCTCATCGGCGCACTGAGCCGCCAGCGGCCAACGTCGAACGCGGTCCTCGTGCGCGGCGAAGAGCTGCGCGACCATCCGCCAATCCCGGGCGGGGACGCTGTACTTTTGGCCCATGACGAGACGGATCAGCTCATCACCCCAGGTCTGCAACGCCGAGGCCATCTCATCAACTTCAAGCATGAGCGCGAGACGCAGCGGTGGCGACGAGACAGAGTGCCCCTTCGAGCCTCCACCCTCCGGCACCGACTTGTGCGACGTGATGTACGCGAGATCAGCCATGAGTCCGGGCAGTGACTGAGTCGCAACCCTCAGCCTCGCCGCCCCACCCCGAGACAGATACTCACCCGGCAGCAACGGCTCACCCGTCACCGGGCACACCTCGCCAGTCATCGTCCTATTCATCGTCAGTCCACATCCTCTATGTCGCCCCGGTACTGGTCACGGCAGACCTCGATAAGGCCGCGCCGCGCCAGCATCGAGCCGCGCCCGTCTGTCATCCAGGCTGTGACGTCCGGACGAGACGGATCAATCGTCTCGATCATGATTTCCCAGGCCCCGATCAGCCTTCCCGGCCCGTGCCTCTGCGCAACCAGAGCACCTATTACGTCCTCAAGCCTGTCTAGCAGCTGTGCGTGCTCGTCTGTCATCTCCTGCTCCTTCTCCTTCGCTTTCGCTTCTTCGAGCCAGCAGGTAAGGCGGTTGCCTGCCCGACCTGTTCCCGGCCCTCAACCTGTTCCCTACTGCCTACCCGGACTCCCGACCCGTACCCGTACCCGGGCATACACGAGTCCAGAGGCCGCGACGAATCGAGTCCGACGCCAGTCGGGATGAATCCGCGCTCGCGCTTGTAGCCAGTTTCGGTGGTGTCCGTGCGGGCAGCGCCGGGGTCACCGAGGCCAGACTCGACAGTGAGCTGATCAGGCTCACCGGAATCCGTGCCGGTCGGGATACCCACGGTCGCGCCGCCAGGCGCGCTCACAGTCGCGGAGGCGTCCGCACAGCCCGAGGTCGCACCCGTCGTAGGTGCGCCCGAGGCCGGGTCGCCGTCCGTCGCGTGCGCGCTCGCACGCTCACCATCCTTTCCGCTAGCTTCCGCGCCGCGCAGCACGCCCGCACGTTCGAGCATGCCGCGCGTGAACGTCCCGTACCGGGGCCGCTCGGGCGCGGGCAGCAGCTCGTGAGTCTGATCCCACGAGCCTGTAGGGTCGTCCGCTCGGGACGAATTACACCGCGTACACGCCACGACGAGCGTGTCCACAGTGCCAGCCTCCCCGGGCTTCAAGTGATCGAGCGTTCCCTTACGGGCCGACGTCTTGCCAGGCCAATACACCTCGACGCCGCACCAGCGGCACTGGTCGCCGTCGCGGGCGATCACAGCCTGCCGCAGCGCCTGGTCTGAGTTGTCGCGCTGGCGCTGTCGGCTCCACTCGACGTCGGCGCGCGAGCGGATATGCACGAAGTCAGGATCTTCGAGCAGCTTCGGTTTCTTCCCCTTCGGGGTGTCCGTCCACTCGATGAGGCCCGTGTCGAGCGCGATCTGCAGGACGTCCGGATTCCCGCCCGCGTACGTGTACACGACGCCCATCTCGATGATGCTGTCAGTCAGGTGCGCTGCCGAATAAGCTGCGCAGCGCATTACGAAACCGAACAACTCGTTGACTGTACGGGCGTCAGCCTTCGGGTGCGATGCCGCCTCCATCAGCCGCGGATACATGTCCGCGTCGTCGCCCATTTTCACCCACGCCATCAGTCAGCCTCCCTCATCGCCTGCTCGTCCCACCCGTCCTCGGGAAAGAGCTCCCGAGGACGCAGTTCCGGATAATTCCGCATCATCCAGTCCCTCTCCGTCTTGCGCTGGTACGCCGCCTCGAACCGCAGGAAGCACGGCCTGCACCGCGCGTGCCCCGCATCAAGGACGACGCCGCAGTCCGGGCAGTTCCTCTCTATCACGACGCCACCACCCGCTCAGCAAGCAGCTCACGCGCGAACCTCTCCTGCCCTTTCGGCAGCACCCAGGTCTGCACGCGAACGCCGCCGCCAGGCACCTGCACCTCCGAGGCTTCGAGCAGACCCTGAGTGATCGCCCGCGCGGTCGGCACCATCTGCCCGCCGCGCCGATACACATAACCTGCGTCGCGCAGCCATCGGCAAAAACGGTTCGGCCCCATGCCATCGACGCGAGCCGACAACACCGTCCCGAAAACGCTCGGCAGCATCGCCTCACCCGAAGCCGCGACCGCGCGGCCCAGCTGCGCGTGCGGACGCTGCGCCTCCACCTCAGCCACAGCCTCAGCCGCCACAGCCTCAGCACGCACACGCGCCGCACGCTCATCCCGCAGCGCCGTCAACGTCCGGATCATCGTCTCCGGGTCAGCCAGCATCGCATCAACCGCCGACTCCGTCGCATACACACCATGCCGCCGAATCGACGGCAGAACCTCGGTGGTGACCCAGCGACGAAATGCCGCCGCCTCCGGCTTATCCGACCGGATAATCACCTCGTACAAGCCCGGCTCGGTCACAACCCAGACCTGCTGCGCCCGGCCGAGCCGGTCACGCATGGGGTATGTCAGGCATAGGTCATCCGCGAGGCGCGCGCGCAGCTGCGTCACGTTCGCGATGCCCAGCGCCGCCGCCAGATCTGCAAGGACGAACAGCAGCTCGCCCGACTCGTCGACCTGCACACGAATCTCGTGCCCCGTGTACTCGAACAGCTCAAGCTCATTCACGGCTTTCCCCTTACCTACTCCACATGTCCCAATCAGAACGGCGGCTCAGACGACGCCGCCTGCGAGCCCCACGGATCATGCTGCGGAGCGTCAAGCATCGCGCCCGACGCCCACCCGCCCGCATCCTGAACAGGTGCGGGCCCCGACCCGACGCCGCCCGCGCTCGCGGGCTGTGCCTGGTTGCGGGTGACTTGTGCGCGTGCGCGGCGCAGGGAGGGGCCGACCTCGTCGACCTGCAGCTCAACGACCGTGCGACGTTCACCCTGCTGGGTGTCGTACGAGCGCTGGGTGAGGCGACCCTGAACGATGACGCGCATGCCCTTACGCAGCGACTCGGCGACGTTCTCAGCGGTCTCGCGCCACACGGAGCAGCGCATGAAGAGGGTGTCGCCGTCGCGCCACTCTCCGGCGTTACGGTCGTAGGTTCGGTGGGTGGAGGCCACCGTGAAATCGGCGACCGGCGCGCCTGCCTGTGTCCAGCGCAGTTCGGGGTCAGCGGTCAGGTTACCGATGACAGTGATGACGGTTTCTCCGGACATGTCGTTACTCCTAGTCTTTGTTTAGCCGATGGTTCCGACTCGGCCCTCAAACGGGTACGCTTCGAAAGTGATGCCGACCATCTTCGAGCCGAGGCGCTTCGCCGTCATCGGCGCGAGCAGATCGCATCGGGGGTCAGGGCCCTGCAGGTGATGCTTGTCGTCGTCGGGCAGGATGCCCGCGTCAACGAATCCGTCGACCATCGCTTTCAGCGTCGGCATGTAGTTGTGCGGGTCGCGCCTCCACGCGTCCGGGAAGCGAAGCCAGGCGACGAGGCGCAGTCGCTCCGACTGTCCGATGCCTGCCGCGCGAGCGCGGATCATCGCCGTCGTGCGTAGGTTCTTCACGGTCGGGGCCGTGCGGCGACGGTCGCCTCGATCATTGAGTGAGAGCATCTGTGTGGACGGGATGAGGATCTCATCGAGAGTCCAGATTGGGCGCATTATGCTGCCTCCTTAAGTGCAAACGTTGTGAGTTGGTAGATCGCGGCGGCTCCCTGCTGTGGGACGACGCCATTTCCGAGGAGTCGGAGCTGCTGCTCGCGCGTCAGCCCGAGATCCTCGCCGGTCACATGCCCTTCGGGCAATCCCATGAGCCACTCGACGAACTTCGTTGAGAGGCGTGCTCGCCCCCCCTCGCGCGTTGACGGGACAGTCGGCGACGGAGCCGGACGGCCGAGCACTCGCTCCCATCGGGCAATCGCTTGCCCGTAGACGCCGAAAATGCCGTCCTCCATACCTCTTGCCACCTCGTGCAAGTTCGCGCCGTAGCCGACCGAGGATGCGGTTGCGTTCGTTGCCTGCGGCGTCGGAAGCATCTGCACCGCCTGAGACAGGCTCATACCCGTCCCATCCTGGTGATGCCCCGCCTTGTGGTCCGACGCAGTCGGCGTCGGAATCAGCGCGCCAGGTGCTCGATCTGATCGGCCAGACTCACCGAGTGCCCGCCCGAGCGCCGCTTCTCCGGAGGCTGCGATCCCCCGCAGCTGCCAAGGTTCGCCTGCGGGGTGGCTAACAACGAACAGTCGCTCGCGCTGGTGAGGGGCACCAACGTCGGAAGCGCGGATAGTACACCACTGCGCGTCATACCCGAGGCCGGCCAGGTCTCCGACCACACGGCCGGCCGCTCTGAGAAGAGATCCATCTGCTCGGTTTCCCAGCAGTCTCTGCTCCGATTCCACCAAACTGAACGCCCCACTCGTCAACGCCCCCTTCACGTTTTCCCACACGACCAGACGCGGCCTTAGCGTCTTGATCGCCTCGAACATTGACTCCCACAGGCCTGACCGCGTTCCCGACGCCATGCCAGCACGCTTGCCCGCGAGGCTCAGATCCTGGCAAGGTGAGCCACCGCAGATGATGTCCACCGGCTCGACGGTCTCCCAGTCGATCTGCGTGATGTCCCCGAGGTTCGGCACGCCCGGCCAGCGCACCTCGGCAAGCCTGCACGGCCCTGGCTCGACGTCGCTCACCCAAGCGACCCGCGCGTCCGGATCGAGCGCCATGCGCGCTGCCATATCCAGACCGCCGTAGCCAGTGAAGAGACTGCCAATGCTGCTCATTGTGCCGACTCGATCCATGCCCCGGCCTCCGCCAGCTCAGCGGGCGTGTACCCGCGAGCGCGGGTGAAGTCGATGATCGTCTGAGCGCAGCGTGCGTGTGTGAGCGCTGAGATCGCGGTTGCCTCGTTCTCTGCATCGATTGTCACGCGGGCGTTCGCGCCGTTCGTGGCGAGCGTGGCTCGGCACACGGGGCAGCGGTGGTAGGCCGGTGCGCGACGGACGGTCTTGATCTCGATCATCACTCGGCCTCTTCGCTCGTGGTCGCCGTCCCCTGCGAGACGTTGACTAGTGCGTCGATTGGTTCTCCGACTGCGACGCGGATTTTGCGGGCTTCGTCGGGTGTGCCGGCGTACCGTGCCGCGACGTAGCTTGCTGCATCGGCGACGCCTGCTGCGGCGGCGACGATTGCCGCTTCCAGCTCTCGCACTCGGGCGATGAGGTACGCGATATCGACGGCCGCGTTGGCTTCGAAGTCCGCGACGGCGGCGTTGTACGCGGCCGTGACCTCTTCGCGCGATGATCCGGCGTAGCTGCGCCCGGAGAAAGCGACCGCGTTGAGTCGATCCTCGATTTCGTCGATGGTTGTCATTTTGGTTCCTGTCTGTGATTGTCCCTGCGCTGTCGTTGCGCGGGTCTCGTGCCCGCCAGGGACTTGCACCCTGGTGTCTGCTGGTCGGGCTGCGCGATCATTAGCCTGGCCCGCCGTGTTTTTTCTGGTTTGCGGGTGGCCTCCCCGTGGCCGCGCTCATCAGGGAGTGTGCTCAGTCGCTCTCTCGCAGCTCGTACTCGCCGCAGTTGAGCTTCACCTCGGCCTCTTCGAGCTTGTTGACGATCTCGACGTAAATGTCACGCTGAGTCGAGATCGCGCGTCGGGCGAGGTGACGCGCATGCAGGTTCGAGATCTGCATCGTCGCCTCAAGATCCTCATCGGCGGCGAGCACCGCTTCCTGAGCGTCCTCGCGGATGAACCGCGCCTGCTCTGCGTCTAGGTAGACGGCGACCTGTGCGACCTTCATGATTCGTCCTCCGCCGCGGTGGTGACCTCATCCGCCGCCTCGGCAGCTGCTCCCGCGAGCGCGACGCTCCGGACGAGCGTCCCGGTGCTCTGCACCCCTCGGTTACGCTTTTCGTCCATGATCGCGAACGTCAGCGCGTTCCCGACCTTGATGTAAGCGTCCGCGAGTGCACGTGTGTCCTTATTGGTGGCCCCGCTGAATTCTGCGGTCCTGTCTGCGAGCAGGGCCTTGAGGGCCAGTTGACCGGCGTTCTCGGCGAGCAGGACTGCGGCAATTGCCGCGTCGGTCTGGTTCAGCTCGACGGTGATCTTCCTCTCGAACCTCACAGCTCCGTCTCCTTCTTGCGCGCGGGGCCTTCAAGGAGTCGCAGGAGCAGCAGGCCAGCACCCGCGCCGCCCAGGATCGCGCCGATCATCAGGAGCAGGCCACTAGCGGTTGCGCCGGTCTTGGCGAGGTGCGCCTGCGGGGCAGGCTCGGTGGCCTGCGTAGTGGGCGTCGGCTCAGGCTTCGGCGAGGGCTTCACAGTGTCCGGCGTCGGCTCGGGAGTCGGTGTCGTCGACGGCGCGGACTGCGGCTCATCCGAAGGCTTCGGGGCCGGTGTCGTCGGCGTGGGCTCCGGGGTCGGGTCGGTGGCCGGGCTGGTGGGCGTCGGATCGGGCGTCGGCTCCGGGGAAGGCTTCGGCGCGGGCTTGACGGTTCCGTCGCCGTCCGTACTTCCCGCCGACTTTATGGTCGTGGTCGCCTCGAGGGACGCGCCGTTGATCGTCGCCTTGTTCGTGTAAGTCGCCTGCCCGTCTACGGGCTTTGTTGCGTCAGGGTAGGTCACGCAGGTCAGCGAGCCGGTCGGCGGGGTAAAAACGAGCGTATGCTTCGTGTCGTCGAGCTTTCCATCAGTCCAGGTCGTCGTGTCCGGCGCCCATGTCGGGCCGGTGCTGCACTTGACCGCAGCGTGCAACGTGTTGGTTTCGTCGGTGATCGTGTACTCGACGCCCGCGCTGATCTTCCACTGGATGCCCCACCCGATGCTGCCATCGGCGTTGGTGTATCCGAACTTAATGTCCTTTGGCTCGGCGTACTCGTAGTGCGCCGGGCCCGAGCAATCGTTCGAGCACTCTCCGGTCCCCTCACGGTCGCCCCACACCAGCGTGCGCACCGTTTTGCCGTTTAGGGTGATCGAGGTCTTTTCGGTGCCGACTGCCTTATCGACGAGCTGCGCGCGGGCGTTGAACGTGCCGGACACATCGGTCTTGTCCGCGTATGCGGCGGGCACCTCAGTCACCGTGCACGTGAGGGTCGCTTCGGTCGCCTTGCAGTCTCCAATCTTGGTCCCGCCGTCGAGCAGGAAGGGGAAGTCCGCCTTCCACTGGAATCCGCCGTCGACGCTTCCGACAGTGAACGACTGCCCGACCGTGAGCTTCTGTGTCGACCACGTGCCCGCGACGGTCACCTCGCTAGAGGTCTGACGCGACGACGAGGTTGCCTTCGTGACCTGCGCGGTCATGGCCGGAATGTCCTCGGCGGCGGCGAATGCTGCGCCGTACGGCAGCGCAAGGGCTGCGATAGTGAGGGCGGCTCCTGCGGCCCAAATCTTGATCTTCATCGGGATGTCTCCTTCTTGGTCTTGGTCTTGATCGATGGGTAGTAGGTGAGTCCGCGCGTTGCCCGGTTCTGAGAGTCGTGAGCCTCGGTCAGGTAGGCGAGTGCCCGTTTCCTGGCCTGCCGCACGATCTCCCGTGCGGCCTTGTCGTGGCAGGGGCGGTCGTCGGAGGCTTCGAGTCGGAGCGGCAGCGGTGCCGTGCACGTCGAATCGGTCATCACTCGACCCCCACCGGGAGGGAAGCGACGCGCAGGACTTCGAGGACGACGCGGATCTTCTTCCGGTCCAGGTCGACGAACACGCGCGGCGTATCGACCGCGATGCAGCCGTTGACCTCTGCCTCGAAGATCACGTCCTGCATGGCGAGGCACATGATGTGGGGGAGGGAGTCGTCGCCGGACGGGTCGTAGTAGGCGAAGTCGGCCGTGCGCTGCAGGAGCGTCGTGCCCTGCGTGCGGGCCTTTCCCGCGTCCTTCGCCATGCGTGCCGCGATGTCCTCGAGGGTCGCCGCGCGAGCCGAGCCGCGCCACACGATCCAGGTCAGGACGACCATCGACGCCAACAGGGCCAGAGCCAGGCCGGCCAAGATTTCCGCGCTCACAGCCGGTCCTCCCGCCACTCTGCGTAGACGAGGACGCCGCCGACGATGGCGAGCGCGACGCCCGGGAAAAACAGCCACTCGGGCCACCCGTCCGGATTGTCGAGGCCACGCATCCCGAAACCGATCACCAGCGCCGACAAGACGCACACGCCGCCGATCATGGCTTTCCACGGCCACACGCCGTCGGTCAGGTACCTCCACAGCCGCACGTGCCTGTTTCGCGTGTTATCCTTCTTCATGAGCATCTCCTTCTATTTGCTCCAGCGCCCCGCGTCGCAACCGCAGGGGCGCACTTCTTTGCCTTCTTCGCCGGTAAACTTCACCAGCTCTGTTGCGGGGATCCTGAGCAGGCCCCCGACCTTGAACGAGCGGATCGCGCCCGACGCGATCAGCTCACGCACACCCGAGTCCGACGCCTCAATCAGCTGCGCGAAAGTGCGCACCCGGTACGCGACCGGCTCCGGCGCTTCCCGCTTCATCGCGTTTCACCACGCTCAGCGAGATCCTCATCGGCGGAGCGCAGAGCACCACACACGCCGTGCACACACGCACGGCAGCGCCCCGCCGATGAGGAAGATTTAGCCGCTTCACGCCTGCGGCGGTCGCGAATGTCACCGACAATCTCGGCGACCATGCCCGAGATCAGAATGACCAGGCCAAGACAAGCGGCGGCGGTCAGTGCGACTGCGCAACCCAGAATCACGCTCTGGCACGTCATTCCTCGTCACCGCCGTCCCAATCGACGCGGCGAGCCTGCAGGATGATCGACCCCGACGCTTTGTCCTGGATCGCGAAACCATCCGACTTGTCCGCATCGTCGCCGCCGCGAGCGCGGTACATCAGCTCCCACGCAGGTGTCCCGAGCGCCAGCCCGATCTTGTCGAGATCGACCGCATTGAATCCTCGGTGCCCGTTGAGGCGCAGCGAGATGTACGGACGCTTGAGGCCGGTTTTCTCGGCGAGGTCAGTGATTGTCATGCCGACGCGAGCTGCTTCGTCGCGTATGACAGCGGCGAGGCGGTCGGCGTGAGTTGCCCTTGATTGCATTGCATCTCCATGTTCGTTGTTGCGAACGGTTACGCATCAAGTATGTTCGCAACAACGAACGTTGTCAAGTCGATTTGCGAAGTGTCGTTCGCATGTGCGAACATTGAACGTATGGGAAACGCACTTATCGCAGCTCGGCTAGATGCTGAGATTGCCCGGCTGCTTTCTGAAGAGCAAAAACTTTCCGGCGTCAGCCTCCGCGAACTATCTCGCTTGTCAGGGGTGAAGCTCACACGGCTCGGCGACGTCCTTAAACGCGGGCGCGCAGCCACCGCAGGCGAGATCGAGAGAATTGCCGAAGCTCTCGGACTTGAAGGCTGGAAGGTGCTCTTTGCTGCGCAGACAGGTCGCTCTTACGCCGAGGCCGACGATGCCCTCGCTGAGCGTCAGTCCGCTAAGGACGTGGGCAGCAGCGATCCTCTCTGACTGCCGATTAGCACCTGACATGAAGCTGCCCCCGTGCCGCGAGAGACTCGATCATCGGCACGAGGGCAGGATCTGCGCAGATGAGGCCGGCGCATGCGGCCTGGCCTCTCGCATCGAGCTGCGGTTTGCCAATATAGAACCATCCAGCTGCAAGATTGCACCGAATGATCGATTACTCCCAGAGTATCAGCACGCACGCACATTTGCGTCCGGGCGGCGCTCAGAGACATTCCCGCTCCTGAGCGCGCACAAATTGCCCCAAAACGGCGCTTTTCGGTGCGCTCAGAGACTCGCAGTGCCGCGAGCGCCATCAGTGCTTGTCGGCGCGGGCCTCCATGCGCGCGATCATTTCCAGCTCGTATGCCTCGTCTGCGCGCTGATAGCGCGCGGCCATCGCCGGATCAGACCAGCCGTACCGAGTCATCAGCGCGCGCGTTGTGGCACCCGCCTGCCCATACCTCGTAGCCGAGTAATGGCGCAGAGCGTGCCAGCCGCCAGACATGCCCTCCGGGATGACGATCCCCGCGCGCTCATGCGCCGCCGCCAGGAGGCGCGCCAGCGCCGTGTCGCGCGCAAAGCCCGAGCCTTTCGGCGCTGGGAAAAGAATCGCGGACGGTCCCTCATCGACGTGATGCCGCAGGTGCGCTCGGAGTGCTCCCGCCGTGGCACCCATGAGCACGACCGTTCGGACGCCCGCCGCCGTCTTGGTCGGCCCCGGCTCCAAGTGCCGGCCGGCGCGATGTAGCGAGCGCTCGACTCGGATGCTCATGCCGCCGTCCTCACGCTCGATGAGCGAGGCGCGCGTGAGTGCGAGCGCCTCATTAATCCGCAGCCCAGCGTCCGCCAGCAGGACAACGAGCGCGCGATACCTCGCGGGCATCTCGGCCGCGAGCGCGGCGACCTCGGCAGTGGAATAGAGGTATTTCTGGATGGTGCGAGCTTCGCGTGCGCCGCCCTTGATGCTGAGCGGATTTGCGGTCAGTAGGGTGCGGTCATCGGTTACGGCCGCGTTCAGGAGCGCCCGCATGGTCTCGTATGCGTTCCTTCGCGCTCCTGGTGTGGCGTCGATGGTATGCCACCAGTTTGCGAGGTCAGCGGATGCGAGGGCTGCGAGCTCCGCGTCTCCGAGATAGGGGAGGATATGCCGGCGCAGGTCTGATCGGCGCTTGCGCAGCGTGCCCGCCGCGGCGATGCGTTCAAGGTCGGCGAGCCAGGCGTCTGCCCAGTCGGCGACGGTCAGGCCCTTGAGCGACTGCTGGCGGGCCTCTTCGACTTCCCGGGCGGCGACTTCGGCGGGGTGCTCCCACGTCCCTGCGGCGATGGCCGACCACTGCGCGGCGAGCCAGATCTCCGCCTCGCGCTTCGTCGGGAAAGTGTGCGGCGCTGAGATGCGCGGCGCACGGCCTGGGCCGGTGTAGGTAGGATCGTCAAAGCGCGCACGATACCGTGGCTTCGACGCGGTGCCTCGCTTGTCGATGGTCCCGAAAGACTGCCTGCCCATCGTGTCCGCCCTTCGCGCTTGTGGGTACAAAATGGGTACAC